GCTTGGAGATCCGGGAGTAGGCGGGTATAAGGCTAGTCGCCAAGGGGTCTTTGGAAATCAGACCACTGGGTGCATTCAATTGGTGAGTCATCATAACAACATTTCTCTCGAAGCAAAAGAAGATGACTCAGTGATCTATATAAATACTCCGGGACAAAACTCTAGAATCATAATTGATGGTGGGGGCAGCGTTGACGTTGTTGCCGCTGGAAAGCTTACACTACAGAGCGATACGAAGGTGGAGATTAACAGCCCAGAAGTACAAATTAATGGACAGAGCGCAGTTGACATTAACGGAGGGGTGGTTACCATTGATGGTGGACCTCAGGTTAGAATCAACGACAGTCTTGGTGGAGGACCATACACAGCATAATGGCAACATTTGATTTCACAAAAGCAGCAGGTATTATTACCACATCTGATCAACCCGTTCTGGGTGCCTTAGGGGCACAGTTCGGAGTTCCTCAATGTATGTTGGATTTTACAAAGGAGGTTCTTCAAGCCTTCCCATCACCTATCCTAAACGATATGTCGAAAGGCATTAATGAGGGTAAGGCATTAGCCGATTCCGTATTCAAAGATGTTATGCGTTCGGTATTCCTTGATACGGGCATCGTAGAGTATGATACTACTCTTGGAAGGTTTGTTTTTGTTTCAAGTTCTTCCAATAAAGGTATTGAGCAAAACGCCTTACAGGGGCTTAATGATCTCCAAGGTCTAGGGACTATCCTAGGGTTTGGAGCACAAGCTGTTGTAATTGGGCAAAACATCGGGAACCAGATTGATAGTGTTAAGAATTGTTTAGACCAATTTAAATCCTATAGCGCATTGCAAAAAGGCCCATCTGCAATCGCAGATAAGATGGTGGGCTTTACGGCTATTGATCCCGTAACGGGAGAAGAGATTGCATTCGACCCACCTCCCCCAGCACTAGAAGCAGCAAGCCAAGTTTACGACGATAATAAAGAAACTTTAGAGCAAGCCGCTGGTTTCGTGGCTGGTGCAGATAAGCAGCTACAGTCCATCCGAGAGATTAAACAAGCGCGTCAGGCAGACCCTGAGAACAACCCTGAGCCTGTGTTCTGGAACAACATGCCTGACCCTAACGACCCTAGCAAAACGCTGGGAGACGCGCTCTCAGGGCTTACCTCGTTTAAACTAATCGACTGCGAGACAGATGCCCAAGGCAACCCTATTATCCCTAGCGATGATGGGTTTAACCCGTTTGTAGATGTAATTAATGTAAGTGGGATGGAGCCTCCTGTCTCCAATCAGGGCCAGTTCTTGTTCTCGCGTACAGGGATTTACTATGATTCTTATGGTGGAGGATTAAACTACTCTGGATGTATAACCAACATTGTAAGTGCTATTTACTACGATGCATCTGGGAATCCGAGAGCAGGAACAGGAGTTCCTCCTGAGGCACTAAAGTATTTACACGCATACAATCCTAATATTGGAGGTAAGGGTGAGATCGTAAGTTGGCACACATTTAACAAGTGGGCTAACACAGCGTTTGATTTGGATTATATTAATGAAGATCCTCAGATTCAACAATACTACGACACCGATCATTTCTTACAGGTTCTAATTGATAATAGAAACCGAGAACTTTATGATCTATCCGCTTATGTTGGGGAGTTGAAATCCTCAGGGTATACTGAAGACAGTGCGGTCCTTAGTAACCAAAGACAAGTCATGTTCTCTAAGATTGCAGATCACGACAGCAAAATCAAAAGACGCAAGAAGCAGATCGAAGTGCATGTTCTGCTAGCACCAGCCACACAGCCTGCTGTTTTGGGAGAGATCCCTATCAACAACTTCCAAAATCTAGATGCGGGTCTTATCGCAGTAGAGCAATCTAAGCAGCAGAATCTATTATTTAACCCAGCAGAGGTTTCTGGTGTAGTGTTGCCCCTTTGCCCTGAGTTTATTAAGAGTGAAGTTCCTCAAGACGAGTTTACTGCTAAAGATCTTATAGTTCCTGAGGTTGGAGTTGGACAAATTATTACCTCTGATCCCGGAGCATCGGGCACTAGTGGAACCGTCCTCTCATTAACCGATATGATATCAACAGACGGTCTTGCTGCGGTTTATAACTTCTTAGACGCAGACCTAGTTCTACCAGACTCCGACAAGTATTTGTCCATTAACTGTGCTACCTCGTCTACATTTGAGGCACCTGCTCAGATAGTAGCTTCTTCAATAGATAGCGTTTTCCCGTCAGGGATCGGTGTGCCTTACTTTAGAGGAGTGTGTAACTTCTTCTCAGGTGTTGATGGGGACGGGAATAGCAAAGCCTCTTCTAGAACAAACAACACCCAGTATCTGCATTCAGCATATCGCCCGTATGGGTATGCTAGCCTACAAGAAGGCTTTGACAATATTGATAGCCTTTTATACAGACAAACAGGAGCATCCTTTGATTTCTGGACACATGTCCCAGACCTAGCGAATCCGAATGATCCGGGTTGGAATGCTGATAGTAGCTTATCATCTATCCATAGAGTTATTTTAGGATGTGAGAATAGGGGTGGAGCCACAACTGGAGATGCGGCAGGAGCACCTCCAAACAGTAATGCTGTCAAGGGGCTTCTTATTGGGTTTAGTAGAGACCGTAGATTAACTAAGAACTTGCCCCCATCAAACCTCCCGGCAGATAATGATCTTAACGCAGGATTAGTGTTTCATATGAGTCCTACGCAGTCAGTTAATACTAGCGCAGTTACTTTCCTAACAGCATCAGGATCTTCTGGGTATTGCATCCAAGATGAGGTTCCTCCTAGTGGGTACTTCGGTATTAAGGTTGACACTTCTAGCGCAACTACAGGAGGTCATAAGTTTAATGACTGTAGCACCGCATTTGTTCATACGGCCATTACTATTGACTATGGCATGGATCAAGTATCCATATACTTAAACGGTGAGGAGTTAACGACTGCTAGCATTGCGGACACTTTTGGAACTACTGAGGCTACTCCACCGAATATTCCATCCACGGTGGACTCTAATTCGTTTAGTTATACAAAATCTTTTGAAAGTTATCTACCCCCTAACGCACCCTTATTCCCACCAGATGCCTTAGGATTTAGAGACTTTTGGTGGTGGGAAGGGCCTACCCCTAAAGTTATTGGAGGCATGACCGCGTTGACACCGTGGGTTATCGGAGGGGGCTACACGGACGGTATGCACGTTATAGATTTCCCAGACGCAGCAACATACTTAGCTAATTATGCTGGAACCACTCAAGGCATGAACTTCATGGGTGGAGAGTTTGGCGGCAAAAAAAGTGGTCTACATGGGTTCATTGGTAGTATGAAGCTATATAATAGAGCCTTAACTTCAGTAGAAGTATTGAAGAACTACAATGCACAAAAAGGCTTTTTCACAAATATTAGAACTTACTCCTATTAATGGCTACTACTACTTCAAATAATTTATACGGTGCTGAACCCAGCCTTTCTGTAAAAAGAAAGGTACAGTCTAAGTATAAGAAGAAGCTGGGTATGTGTTACCCACTTGTGGGTAAGTTTAAGACGGTCACAGGTGCTCCCCCCAGCCTTCAAAATAACACAGGTGAGGGGTCATACTTCACTGGTGAGACTGGTAGAGAACTCATTCGAAATAACTTAAGGCAGCTTCTTATGTGTAACAAAGGCGAGCGCGTCATGTTACCAGACTATGGCCTTAACTTAGAAAGGTACCTGTTTGAGCCATTAGATCAAACAACTTATTATTTAATAAAGCAAGACATTCTTAGAACACTAGAGAGGTATTTTAGCTCTGTAAATGTTATCACGTTGTCTGTCTACTCAGACCCTCTTCAGGCAGAGAGATCTCAGCTTTATGTTAGTCTAACACTTCAATTACTTGATCAGTCGTTAGATATTTTTGATGTTGAGGTTACTATAGGATAATGTCTTTTTCAGGAACAGCAAACAGTGATTTTATGAAGCTCGCCTCTATCCCTGATAGAAAAAAGGTTGAGTATATTGACTATGCGGGAACGGATTTCTTCTCGCTTAGAGAAAACCTCGTCTCATACATTAAGGCTGTCTACCCTGAGGATTATCAAAACTTCTCAGAGTCGGATCTAGGAATGATGCTTATTGAAGTAGTCTCCTACATGGGCAGTGTCCTATCCTTGAAGGGGGACATGTTGGCTAACGAGAACTACTTAAGAACTGTAAAAAATAGGAATAACCTTAAGAAACTTTTGGAGCTAGTAGGCGTGGACATGAAAGGTCCGTTAGCTGCTGGGGCTGGGGCTAGGCTAACCAACCAAACCCTCCCCTCAGACCATAACGATTTTCCAGTAAGTATTGTCCCTACTAATAGAACAGTTGCTATTACATCTAAGGAGGATAGTGCTCCAGTAAACTATACTCTTTACAAAATTACAAATAATGCTATTGAGGATATTCAAAATGCTGCTGCACAGTTAAACTTCGAACAATCTGAAGTTGCAAATGGTGGGGCAACAGGGGCTAGTTCTGTGTTTGAGAACTGCGCTTTGCTTGAGGGTGCCATAGCTATTCAGAAAGGCACCTTTGATACTTTAGAAGGTAACAAAAGAATTGGTTTAACAAACTCTCCGATTGTGGAGGGAAGTGTTCAAGTTTTTGTGACCACGGAAAACGAAGACTCTGACGCGAACGGAGCCTATACTCAGGCAGATAGGTTATACTCAGCCTCTGGTGGAACTGATAAAATTTTCCAAGTGGTCTACGATGATAACTACGCAGCCACTGTTCTTTTTGGCGATAATGCTCTTGGAATTTCCCCACCCGCAGGTGCTGAGTTTACTGTAGCCTATAGAGTGGGAGGGGGGTCTAGAGGAAACTTGGACCAAGGGGTGTTAAATGTAGAAACAACAGCCCGAGCAGGATCAGGAGGTGCGACATCCTTAACGGTAGAAAACAGAACACCTGCCACGGGTGGAGCAGAGGCAGAAACTGCCGAACACGCTAAAAAGTACGCCCCATATACTTTCAAACGACAAGATAGGGTTGTAACTCTTGAAGATTTTATTGCTATTGGTAATACGTTTAGATCAAAACAAGGAACCGTAGGTAAAACTACTGCTGCTGTTAGAGACGCTTTTTCGTCAGGCAACGTAATTGACATGTATACTTTAGAGAAGGCAGATGATCTTAGATTGCAAAAAGCTTCTCCTACTTTTAAGCAGGAGTTGTTAGAAGAGATTGAACCTAAGAAGATGCTAACGGATGAAGTAGTAGTGGTTGATGGCTTAATTAGAACTTTAGATATAGTTATAACTATTCGCATTGACAGAGAGCTATCTCCTCGCCAACAGCAGGTTGAGCAAGAGGTTGCTGAGATAATTCGGGAGTATTTCAATATTGATAATGCTGATTTTGGTAAGCCTTTTATAGCTTCGGAGCTAAACAGGGAGATCTTCAGACTACCTAGTGTTAGGTACTCCACGATTGACAATCTCCCAGAGGTTACCGAGGTCGATTTTAGTGAGATTATTCAGCTAAATAACTTTACTATCAACACTGTTCTAATCTAATGGCAAGAAGATACGTCCAAAAATCTAGATTTGATGATCAGGGTAAGATTATACCTGAGGTCATGGCTGTCGTAACTTCTAGGGACGATCTTATAGTCTCTAATGATGAGCAGCAGTATTTTAAAAGAAACTACTCGGATGCTATTCGGAAGATTATTCCAAAGTTTTATTTTTCCGATGAGCAGACAATTAGTGGGACGCATGTATCATACCCTAACCAGCTAATCAACTCACATATTCTTGCTAATAAGAACCAAGCTACCATATTCCCAGTATCGTCTCTAACGTATGATGAGGAGCTTTCTAGCCTAGGAACCCCGCAAGGATTCGCAAGATACTTCTACAAAACTCAA